TGGATTCTGTTAAATCTTCTAAAATGTCATTAGTTTCATAAAGTCGCTGGTTAATACCGCCAACGATGACCGGCATCCCGCCGAAAGTTTGCGGATCGGTAAGCGCCTTTCCTGAATATTCTGCGGCGGTTTCAACTTTATTGAGTTCGTTTGTTAATATCTGGACATATTTTAATGCCGCATCCGCCGCGCCAGCTTCGTCAAAAAGAAAGAACGTTTTTCCCTTCCATAAGCCCTCAATATCTGCGGCTGTGTACCCCAAAGACCGAAGCTGTTTTTCCATGTCCTCAATGGCTTTATTGGCATTAATGACAGTCAATTCATCTGCAAACATTTTGATAATTGGTATGGCCTCTTCAGCAAGGTCTTTTTTAATTGCGTCGCTTAAGTTCTTGACTCCGCTCTCAAGTCTTTGAAAATCGCCAAAAGCGCTATCTGCGGCATGACCGACCTTGTCAATCTGCTCTTCGGCTTGTGCAAGGAACGCTTCGGTGAACGCCTTATTGGTATCCATGCCAGTGGCTTTCAAGTCTTTCACCTTCTTGTCAAACCCGTCCACGCTCACGCCCAAAGCGTCAAAGCGCATCGTGGTCTGATTGGTCAGGGTCAGCACCAGCTGGTTCATGTTCATGTTCAAAGCGCCTGCCACACTTGCCAGTCTCACGGCTTCATCGTGTGTCTTTGCAAGCCCCAAGCCCATGAAGTCGGCAGCACTTGCCATCAATTCGCTATCGGATACCAGCCCACGTGTGGCTTCACGCAAGTCACCCAGCAGAGCATCAGCAGTTGTTCCAATAGACCTTGACAGGTTATCAAAGCGCGTTTGCATCATCTCAAGTTCTGCGCCTTCGCGTGCGGTTTCGTACACCTGCTTCATGGCGGCGGCGACCTGCTGCGCAATTTGGATACCCGCGTTCAATCCAGTCAGAACGCCCGCCCAAGTTTCGCCGAAGTTCTTTGATGATTTATCGGCGGTTTTGGTGGCTTCTTCTAACCCGTCAATATCCTTTTTTACTTTCTTGATTTCGTCTGACGATTTATTCAAAGCGTCAATAACGATTCGCAAACTCTCATCAGCCATAGTTGTCTCGCAATCCGTTTATCTCTGACACAATCTGCCACATATCTTCATTTTCCTTGCGCCACTTCGCCATTTCGCCTGCCTTCTTACCGCCCCGCTGGTATTGCTTGAAAGCATGGTAAACGTTCATGGCGCTTCGTATCTTGCGCAGCAGTCCGGCAGGCTGGTCCCAAATTCCACCAGGCAGCGGCAGGGCGTGATAATGTTCGCAGTCAAAGCCCAGCTCCAGTAAGGGAGGCAATGTCACATCCTTGCCCTCTGCATAGTCCGCAACTGCTATCAGGATAAAGGGTCAATGCTCAATGCCTCCGCAAAGTGCTTGGCGATGCAATCCGAAAGCCAGATCACGAATCCTGGTTTGGCAGCGTCCACATCTTCAGCCGTCATCTTTGGCTCAATCAGGATGCCCTGCTCCACCGCTACTCGCACGCTATCACCACGCCATACAGATAGCGGCTCATTCTCTTTGCCCTGCATGGCGCGGTGAAACGTTTCAACTTGCTTTTGCGTCAGTTCTGCCAGTTCACACTTGCCAAATCTTGTGTGTGTGTATTCCATAAATACTCCTATTCTAGCGCGTTAATGCCGCTGATGGTGTTGATCTTCAGCCAGTTTCCGAAGGTGGAATTGTACACGCCATCAAATACCAGGTCGTAGGTCATCACGCCATTGCGATCCTGAAATAGCTGCGGTGCGCTCATGGTATGTCCTGCGAATTGAATTTCAAGCTTGTCATCTGATCCGTTGGTGTAACTGATTTCAATCTGGCGCTCAAGGATGGTGTTGGCATCAGCAAGCATGGCAATCAGGTAATCGTCAGTCGTGCTGTTCAGTTCCAGCGAAAGCCGAAGCTGTCCGCTCCATTGCTGGTCATTCCACGCCTGCGGTGTGCATCCGCCCAAGTAGGTGCGGTATTGCCGGTTTGAATTCACAGTCAATTCCCAGCTAAAAGCCGAAGTAGCCACGGTCGTGTTTCCCATCGTTCCAGACCATGTATCGATCGCAAGGGCTGCCATACAGCCTGTCATGCGTGTCAGGTTTGATCGGTCTGATAGCAATGTCAGTGTTCCGGCGATCACCTTTCCGCCCAGCAGTGATCCGCCCACCTGGACGCCGCTGTTCGAGCTGCCCGATAGCGTCAGGGTCGCAACGCTGGCATCCTGCATTTGCCATACTTCATCGGTTTGCCCCCATTGCAAGGTCATAAAACTGGGTGCAGCTTCGGCAGTCAAGGGCGCAGCGTAGGCTCGTGTATACGGTCCAGTTCCGGTTGGTGTGGCGGCTGAAAATAGGCTGTCCAGCCAGTAGTTTAAATCCTCGAAGGTCTCATCCGATACCTCAAAGGTCGCGTTGGATGCGTATTGATCTAACGCTGTGGTAAAGGTTGGGGCAAGTGACCCGCGCATTTGTGTGATCGCCCGTGTCTGCAAGTCCGGCGTGAGCGCGAATGAGGAAACATTCTGCAACCTTGCCGTTGCTGTGGTGTTGGCAGATCCGAATGCGGACTGCTTCGCCCGTTGTAAAACATTGTGTGCATTAAGCATCTTTCACCTCTTTTGATTCTGGATTGATTACGACATACAATTTCTGCACAAGTGCAGCCTTCGTCAGTTCTCTTGGATAGGATACCCACTCGTCTTCATCCATATCACGAGCAGGCAGTCCGATCATGTATCCCCTATCCATGTAGATAAACATGACCTTCTCTCTTTTCACTTTAGGCATTCAGCACCTCCCTCACTTGTAATTGGCACAACACGCCGGGAAAGAAACGCCCGCTGGTACTCGGCCATTCATACTCGCCAGGTGTCACACTGACGCTCTCAAGCGATGTGGTGTTACTATAAGGACATTTGAAAGTTCTCATCGCCTCCAGGTATTGCCCACAGTAATCTACCAGCTCTTCAGCAAAACCTTTCAAGCCGATGCCCTGCTCGCTGGCATCCCATAACATCAGGTCGTTGATCTGCCACACAACGGTCATGGTCGTGCCAATGGCAAGGAAATTCGCTTCACGCCCTTCACCTGGCTGATTGCCAAGCGGTAAGAGAAGCCTGGCAGGCAGGATCGCCGTTGTGATAGATTCCGGTAACTTGTCAAGGTCATATGCCGTTGGTGTGACACCACTCTTTGTTGTGATGGTCTTCGCCGCAAGCGCATCATATACGTTCAAAATCACACTCATGGGATCCGCCTTCGGTAATTATCCAGGATGCTCTTGACATCCTGCGGAATGGATGCGGGCATAATCGTCACGCCATCTCCTGTCACGAATGGGCGGTCAATATCCGCACTCGTGTCCTTCTGTCTGTAAAGGAATGCCGTCAGCCGTACGCAAGCGTGGGCAATATCTGCAGGGGCAATTGTGGAATAGCCCCATGTTCCGGCCACAATAATCTCGCTGTCAGCATCGTACAATTCCCAGTCGGTATCATCGTCCAGCTTGATTGCCCACTTTGGTGTTTCGTTTCTCGGCATCAGCTTGTAATTCGCACTGGCAATTTCTGTGGTATCCTCATCGCCGTTGGTCAGCGTGGTCACGGCCAGCAGATCATAGCCGAACAGATAAAGATATTTGCCATCCACTGCGTCAGCGCCGAAATATTTTGTTGCTGTTTCAGCTTCAAATATTCGCCCGGTATAACTGTTGATTACGCCAGTTGCACGTGTGATAAACGATTCCAGCAGGGCATCATCACTCATGGCAGCAATCCCGAGATATTCTTTCACATCCACAAGCGTTGCATATGCCATTATTTCACCGCCTTACCGACTTCCTTTTCGGCTATCACCTTGTCGTCCATCTTGTCTTTGATTGCCTTTGTGGATCGCTTGTCAGGCTTGCGCACAATCTTGACCGCAGGCGCATCAGGCTCACCCAGAATCTCAATATAGCCAGCCCTGAAGAAATCATCCACCTTCTCTGTTGGTACATTGACAATCATGCCCGGCTCATACAACTGCTGATATACAAATTGTTTTAAAATCTTTACTCGTGTCATAGTTTCAAATCCTTCCTGCGTTGGATAGACAGGCAATCCGTTTTTCTCGATGTGCCCACACTTCACATCGAAACGGCATATCTGCTTCAGTCCGTATTTGGTGCTATCCACTGCAATTGCCCAATCAGGTGGATAGCTGTTGCCTGATGGTCTGAAATCGAACATCTCTAAGACATTGCGTCTGAACAGTGTAAATCCCATACCAACGCCAGTCACCCTTGCCCAGCCACGCGTCATTGCCTTCCGGTATTCTCTTGGCAAGTAGGTCATTGACTTTTGCAGGTTCGGACTGTCCTTGATGTAATTGAAGGCGTTCACGCAATAAGCCCCATGCCGTAGCATATACAATCCATATACAATCGGCGCATCTGTTGCCAACAGCTTGATCAGCCCACCCTGCGGAACAATCATATCATGCTCAAAGGTGACCAGTGCGTCATAGCCTTCATCCAGCACACGCCGCCGGATCTGCTGGTACTGGTGAAGCGTGTTCTTGTGCTTACCTTCTGCACCATAAGGATTATCAAGCCCAATCACCCAATCGGCTTCATAGCTATCCGGTACCTCAAGGTTATAGAATGAATCCACAGCTGCAGGCCATGCCTGGACGATACCATCCACTTCATAGGTTGGCATGAAAATCAATAATCTCTGCTTATCGCTCATATCGTTTTTTCACCTGTCTGTATGCTTCAATGTGGTAGGGGTGGTTGCTGATCTGGTCTTGCCCGCCCCGTTTGGAATAGGCTGCAGTAAATTCTGGTATATGCACAAAGTCCACTTTGTCCGCCAGTCGATTCCACAAGTCCCAATCCTCGTGACTTTTCAGCGTTTCGTCAAACATACACCCATTAAACAATTCACTCCTTGCCATTACGCACATCACCGGAAATAAACTGTGTTTGCGCAGCCGTTCCCTATCAAAATCTTCAGATAACACCTTGTCATAGGTTTGTTCATTATGCCACCAGTGGGCATCCGTGTAAACAACCTGCGCGCCGTCTTTCATTGCATTGATCAGCACCTCAAAGTGATTCGGATACAAAACATCGTCATCATCCAGAAAACAGATATATTCACCAGTCGCCGCTTTTATGCCTGTATTTCGTGCCGCCGCCAGACCTTTATTTTTTGTATGCTCAATCAGCATCACCTTGTCGTGACGTTTGGTCACCTCGCTCACGGGTGAGCCGCCATCATTGACCACGATCACCTCAAAATCCTGGAAAGTTTGTGCATCAATGCTGGATAATGCACGCTCCAGGAAGGCAGGTCTGTTATAGGTGGGAACAATCACGCTTATCTTTGTCATCCATTTGCCTTTTTGAATACTATCAATGTGCCAACGGTTTCTATGTGCTGCCAATCAGTATCCTTGAATATAACATCATCCACCACACTTTGAACACCTGGATGCTTGTCTGTGTTGTAATCGTGAATCAAAACATAATCTGGCTCAAGCGCTTTCACGTTCTGCCAATCTATCAAACAATCTTCATAACTATGCCCGCCATCAATCAGCACCGTTATGGGCTTTATTTTCTTGTCAAGCGGCCATGGATTAGATTTGGTCTTCACGACTGTCACGCTGTCCTCAACCCCAAACTTATGCAAATTATTTATCACATCTTCATAAGTCGGAATACGGGATTTAACGCATGGATCGCCATGTACCCAGTAACCACCTGTCATAAAATCAATCGTATAAACCTTACCCTTCACTCCTGCTTCAATCTTGGCAAGCGCAGCCAGAACAGCCGTGCCACCCCATAAGCAGCCGATCTCAACATGGTCGCCTTCAAGCGATGCATATTTTATCAATAGTTCAGCCTCGCCATCACCGAATAGCGCCATTCTACCCTCGATATTGGCATTCACCCGTTCAATCAAGTTCATTTCATGCCGTCCTCGATGTAGTCGTTTCTCAACTTGCTGATGGCTTCAGGTCCGTAACGTTCAGTCAGCACCTCAACCATATTGCGGCTTGCAACCACGCTTCTTGTTTCTGCGGTCATGTTCATCCGATCCATTGCATAGCCAATATCCGTTACCTTCTTGACCTTTGCATCTTCACACACCCACAGCGTCCTACCTTGCGTGCGTGCGATGTAGCTTGTTTCAAGGTCCACACCCCAGCCATACGTCAGCTGGTCATCAAACCTGCCAATACTGTCAAACCAGTCCGCTCTGTAAAGGCTCGATATGTTGTCAATCATCCACGTCTGTCGGCAGCCAATCCCACCCCGTGTGATGAGATGTTTCCAGGCGGTGGTGCTGTCTGCTGTTAGTGCATTGTGTACACCCACCGCCTGGCTATCGTTATTCAGTTTTTCTACCATTGGCATCAACGGATCATAGGACTCATTGGTAAACTCTGTTGAAGTTATCAGGAACCAGTAACCAAAGTACTGTCTGTTAAGTGAATCCAGCCCCGCCAACCAGCCGCCGGTTGTTTGTTTGTTCTGCTCTAATCGAACAGTTGTATACTTTGATGGCTTTACAAGGTCGCTGCCGTTATCAACCACGACCACGTCCACCGGTACTTTGACATAACGCTTGATATATTTCACAAGCGCATCTGTCCGTTCCGGCATGTTGTAGTTCGTGATTATGGCAGCAACCCTGTTAGTCATCTATATCACCTTATGCCGAAGGATGCACGCCGAAGCCGATGGCTTCAGCATTCAAAACACCGTAGACACAATCGAACAGGTAAACCAGCTCAATCTGTCCGTAACGTGCACGGGTGTAGGGATCACGAATTAATTGCAGTCCCTGCCCGTTGCGAACGCCAACCTGTGACCAGTCACCAAAGAAGACTGATTTCTTGTTTGCTCCAATCGTGTCAGCCTTGTTGGTGAAATGAACTGGATATCCTAGAATGCTCTCGCGGAATACACCCTGCGGTGTTTGCCCGTAGACGCGGGCATCGTTAACCACCGAAATAATCTTGGCATAGGAAGGACCGCTCATCACCCAGTTAGCAGATCCGCCGTCCAGGTAGCTTACCATATCCGACTGGAACATCATGTCCTCAAGCTCACCAATAGCAACTGCAGTCGCCGATGCAAAGGTCTTCAATGACGTGCCGTAGCTCTCAACCTCTGTAATCAGCAGATCGTTATGGGTCTTCGCCATGCCACGCCCTACCCAGTTAGCGAGGAAGCTCTCCAGTCGTGAATCCTCATCTCGCAACAGTTCGTGTGAAATGCGGATGATCTTGGCGTATTTTGCAAAGGTCAGCTGCTTGCGTCCGGTTGCCGGCGCATCATCGTCTAACTCTGCGGTCTCGGTTGCAACCACAAATTCGCCGTCAGCCTCATTGTCGTAGGGGACATTCACGGTTGTACCAACGCCTGGAATTTCAGTCACACCCAGCTTTGTGAATAGGGCGGATTCGTCACGCCGTGCAATCACATTCTGGTAGTGTCCAGTCGGGACCAGATACTGCCCATCAGCCGCTGTGGTGATATTCATGTCGGTATCATTGGAAGTCTTCAGCGATTTCATCACACTGTTTTCCTGCCCGGTGCGGATGTAGTGCATGAAGCCCTTCATCTCGTCTTTTTCACCAACAGAAGCCACAACAGCGGGTGCGGTCACTTTGCCCTTGATTTGTCCTGGCATCGCCTTCAGCTCGTCAAGGATTGATTTCTTCATCTCGTCCAATTCGGACTTGATGTCAACCTGCGGGGCAGGTTCTTGCTCAACAATAGGTTCTAAAATCTCATCAGTCATTTCTAATTCCTCCTCAGGAATAATCGTTTGTGTTGTTTTGATTTCGCCATCCGTTGCATCAACTACGTCCGCCGCTTCCTCCGAAGCCTCCGGGACCATCTCTGTGACGCTCACAGACTTTGATTCGATAACAGCGAAGTCATTCGCTGGTAATCGCCATTCGTTCGTGTCAAATATCGCCAGCTCACCCACAGGCCACACGTCAATCAAGCCGCCTTTGCCCATGCGCACAAGATGACTGATTGCGCCACTGGATGCCTTCAGCTTGTCAGTGCCTGCCAGGATCGTCCTCTGCGCTAACGGCTCTTCATAGTCCAGCATCGGATCGAACCAGTGCCCTCGCTTATCCGTGCCCACATAGGTTGCACGTCCAATCACAACAGGCGGCACCTGCCTCTCGTCAGGCTTATCAGGTCCATAACCATGATAGTAGGTGATGTTCACCTGGTCACCCACTTTCAGCCAGATGTCCGTGTCCTCATGGAAGGCTTCACCATCCAGATCACGCCCTTTGATCGGACCGCCAAATGGCACGCCCAGAATACGCCAGCCCACATCGGTATAATCTGCATCTGTCTTGATGCGCTTCTCTGACGTGACATCCCTGTCTATCATGCCCTCTGGTACCTGTATCTTGATTCTCAACTTATCCACTGTTCACCTCGCTCTTGAATGCGTCCCTTATGTATTGCATTGCCTCATCGCCGTATAACATCACCGCTTGCTTCGTGGTGATCCAGCCCGTTTGCCTGTGATAACTGGTTTGCTGTGCGCTATCCTGTACAAGCCTTGCATAACTTACCTTTGTGCCAATGATTGCCTTGAAGCCATAGTTCTTTCGTTCTATATTCCACGACTGCCCCAGTTTCTTGCTGCCTGGTGACTGCCCTCGCCGATAAGGCACTTCTATCTCGCCAGCCTTCAGTTTGGCAAAGAACCCACGCCGCATTTTGTCATTCACCTTCAGCATCGGGTTAGGTCTGCTGGATTGTGGAGGGTATTCCTTCACCTTGTCCCGTAGCGTTTCGGCAGCATTCACCACGCCCGCCTTGACCCGCTTCATATCCTCAAGCGATTGCAGTTTCTTAATCAACTCTTCACTGCCCTCAAGCCGTATACTGGTCATGATTGCTCCTTCGGCACTCTGTACGTCACCCAACAGCGGCAGCGTGGATGCGCCGGTGGATAATTGCCGTCCGTGATGGGCTTGCCGTGCTTTGGCCAGCAGATCGGGCATCGCCTGACAATCTCATCATTGCTGGTCTGCCAGATCGGTATCAATTGCACGCCCAGCTCTCTTTCCATCTGTTCTGCAAACGCCCGTTCACCTTCAGCCGCCGCCCGTGTCGTTTCGGTGACGGATATCATCTCGGCTCGTACAGGGGAATACCACTTCTCAAGTTCCGTCTGCAGGTCACTCAAGTTCCAGCCTTCCTGATAGAATCTCGGCAGCGTTTCGTTCAGGTGCTCATAGCGCTTTTCAAACAATTCTGATAACATATCCTCGGTATGCTTGCCAGCCCAGCGTGATGCGTTTGTGTTGACCATGTCCCAATCCACGCCAATACCCAGTTCGTTCATCTGCGCTTCTGCCTGACGCAAATAGATATCCACCAGGATCGGCTCGACATCCTTCTGAATGTCACGCCATCCGTTCTGCCAGTATGCGTTCGGCACATTCGCCAGCGCAGGCGGATCGCCCAGATAGCCCATCAGCCTGTCAAGTTCTGCGCGCAAATCACGCCCCAGAACACGGGCAAACCTTCGCTCTATCTCGTCACGATTGATTATGTCCATCTATGGATATCCTTCCCATGCAATCACGCCTTCAAACACTCGCTTGACATCCTCAACTTTCGTCACGCCTTCCAAAGCTCCCGATATCGCACCATGTAATCCTGCCGGGATGATCTCGCTCTCAAACTCACGCAACGCCTTGCCTTCTGCGATCCGCTTTTCTGCGAACCGCTGCCACTTGCCAAGTTCATCCTCAAGCGGACTGGCATAACGCACAATCTCTCTCGCTTCGTCTAACTCATCCTGGTGCACCGATAATTGCGCAATCTGTTCCTCTGATAGCTTATACCCTGCCTGCTCAAGCGCAACCTCAATTGGTAAGCCAGCCTGTGTCAGCTTCAGCAGTAAATCCGCACGCTCGCTCTCATCCTCCTGGAACAATTCCAGTTCATTGAAGGCAAATTCTATCCGCAAGCCCTCACGCGCTAATAATTGTTCATTCAGCGCGCTCTCATATCTGTGCGCTCTTGGCTTGATCGTGTCCTCATAGAACGACTTGCGCTCTTCAACAGCCGTTGCATAGTTCGCCGCCTGACTATCCAACATCGTTCTCGGAATGCTGAATGCCGTTGCTATGTTGTGCTTCGCCTCTGCGTTCAGTTCTGGCATTGTCAGATCCTTCAGCAGCGGCGTCAACGTGGTAGGCGTGATTGAACCCGCCCGGATGCCCAACACTCTGAAGGCGTTCTTGATTGTCGTTGCACTGCGCTTGAACCACTGCTCCACCCTGCTGATTTCGTTCTTGTCTGTGGTATCAATCCCCAGCAAGGTAACGGGCATTGCCCCGCCCTCAAAGTACATCTCTGGAAACTTCGCCAAAGCATATAGCAATTTCACGTCCATGTTGGCGGTCGCAGCTGGTGCAACGCCTGGCAAGATGTCCTGACCAGGATCGTATTCTGCCATGTACACCATCTCATAGTTGCCGGTGAAGATGTTGTTTTCCCAGATTGCACCGGACTGATTTTGCTTGATGGTGATCACGCCATCCCGATAGTCCACATGCATACCGAACGGATTGCGATATTGCACATCCTTCTGATAGCCCGAATTATTGCGCACGATCTCACCATACGCCGCACCGGATAACAGCGATCCTGCCTCCCACTGCCACAACAACCGCTCAAGCGGTGTCGGGAACGGCCACTCCTGCTCATCAACCTCGTCTTCATCATCCAGCCGGTACACCTTCACAGGCACTCCCGCAAGCGTGTCACACCGCAGCTGGATCACCCTGAACAGATAGGGCACTCTCCCATATAACGTGGCGTTGTTATCAGGAACGCCATCGCTGCTTGCCAGCCTGTCAAACCAACTCGGTATCTCGGTAATTGCTTTAAAGTTCGCCATAAGTTCTCTCCTACGCTCCAAACAGGATCACACTGCGCTTGTTGTTAATCCCGTCCCATGCAATAGCCAGACTCATCACACAATCATCGTGCATCCCGTCAGGCGCGCTGTAGCTGAAGGACCCGCTTGCGTTGCGCTTGCTCTCGAATGACAACAGCTCGCCTATCAATATCGGATCGTTCAGTATCTTGATGCTCCCGTGCTCAAACGCCGATTGCAGTCCCTGGATAATGGATTGCTTCGTGGCATTAGTGGTGTTGAACGGAACAATCGCCAGATTGCGCTCAATCAGATGATCGATCACAGGCTTGCCGATGCTGTTGGCTTCGATGATCATCGTGTCCAGGTGCCAGCGATCATACACCGCCGCAAGCCTGTCAATCAGCACAGGATAATCCACACGATTGAACCGATCCATGTACACCATTTCCTTGCTCTCAACATCCATCACTGTCACAACGGTATAGTCTACGCTCGCTGCCACGTCCACGCCGGCAATGTACTGCCTGCCAGCAACGGGTTCGGTAGGCTCAAGCACCGCCGCCTCTTGCACCCTGCGAAATACCCCGCCCTGGTCATCGATAAATTCGGCGAGATACTCCTGTCTGAATATGATTTCAGGTAACAGCCCTTGCGCCGCTTCGATCTCGTCTTCAGGCATCAGCGGATTGTCAAGCGTCGGATAGTGAAACGACTGCCAGCCATCCTCACCTCTGACGCCATACTGGTATAGCTCCCAGAACCAGTTGTGCCCTCGTGGTGTGCTGAAGAACAACGCCCTGCCCTCACGATCCGTTAGTGTTGGTCGGATAGCGTGCGTCCAGGCTTCTTTCTTCGTGTAAGCGGCTTCATCGAACACCACAAGGTCAAGGCTCTCACCTCGCAGCTTGTCAGGATCTTCTGCAGATCGAATGCTGATCGTGCCACCACCTGGAAACGTCAACAGCCGATCCGCAAGGCGAACATCAACGCCCTCAATCTGCATAGCCGTCTTCACCATCGGTCGCCATCCAACCTCTGCCATCTTGTAGGTCGGTGCAATCCACCAGGCACGCCCGCCCTTGATTGCCACCTCGAAACACTCCAAGCCTCCCAAATATGTCTTACCAAAACGCCTGCCACAAGCCACAACACGAAAGCGGCTCCCGCAATCGTGGATCTCGGCTTGCGACCACGTGAGGTTCGCACTAATCCTCATCCTTCATCCGCTTCGGTATCGGCTCACCAAAGACGATGTCAAGCGAACCGCTATGCTCCGTCTTTTGGTTCACGTTCTGCGTGGGCTTGCCCATTCTACGATCCATAATCTCGGATGAGCTATCCTGTTTGATTCGCTCGTTTCTTGATTGCAATCCCTCAACCTTTATCTTTGCCGCAAGCTCCACAGCCTGGTCAAGAATAATCTGCGCCTTCAGAACATTGTCAGTCTTGAACGCCATAGCACGGTCATTCAGATCGTCTTTATCGTGACTATTCAGCCAACCACGCGAAAAGCCACACACCCGCAACGCCTCTGCATCACTCACGGCATTGGCACGCGCCTGCACATAATCAACCTCTCTGCTATCTAAACCGTCAAAAATTGTATTAATTTCTGTCATTTTTGTACTTTAGCCAGACACTTGTGTACTATTCCCTTTCCAACCTCTGCCAATCCTCATAATCGTAAATAATCACCTGCACCAACCGATTACCAGCCTGTGCATCTGCCAGACGCGACAAAAACACGTTCGCATCCTCGCCGGCCCCCAGTTCAAAACGGGGTGAACCATCAGCCATCGTCTTGACACGCACTATCTCAGCCTCAAACATCGCAAGCGGTTCAGGCGCGGTCAATTCTGCTGTTCCACTTCCTGCACATAGACAATCCCGTCACGCTCAATCGTTTCCTCACGCCCATCGTCAAACACTAGGACGGTGCGATCCGGATAGAAGATCATGTCAGTCACCTGTGCCTTACTAGTATCCGTCAATCTGGTCATCCACCTTCTCTTGCCACTTTTCAAGGTCTTCTAACCTACTCTCGTGATTGCACGTGTTTTCTTCAATCACACACACCCGTTCATCCAGTTTGCCGAACCGCTTCTCGAGCGCACGAAAGCGCCGCTCAAGCTCTGCCATGCCGTTAATCAAAACACGAAGGCTATCCATCGTCTTTCCCATTCATGGCATCAATCCGCTCTGTCAGTTCGGCAACCTGCTGCTCAAGTTTGGCAATCTTCTTGTCCTTGCAGGTGTTCTCTGTTTTCAGTTTCTTGATTTCGTCTTTTAGTTCGGTGTTCTCACGCTGCAAGGCTTCAATCATGTCTTCCCGCCCATCAAGTTCCACTTTGAGATTGTCAATTACACCTTCGAGACGTTCCACTTTTTTCTCAAGCGATTCAGCCCGATCAGATAATGCACCCAAGCGTTTTTCGTACACCGCCGATAACTTTGCAACGGCATCCGCTCTCTTACCCTCACGATCAGCGATCCAGCCCACAATAGCCGCACCCAGACCGCCTGCTCCAAATGCCCCCATAACCGCGATAATGATGGCAGTCCAGTCCATGATGCTATCCTTCCTGATGGTAAGCCTTGTAAATGCCCGTTGCAACCAGCCCGACAGCAAGCCCGAAGATCACGCCCTCAAATATAAAGTTGAAGGACCAGACAATCTCTGCCGCCTGGTACACGTGATAACCAAAGCCAAACACCAATCCAAGACAGATGGCGAATATCTCAACCCCCACACCGCCCCAGCCCAATTTCTCTTTCACGTATTGCACTAACCCGATCACGACCAGCATGAGCGGAATCCCTGCAACCAATGCACCCGTCAAATCTAATACCATATCAACCTCCATGATGATTAATTAAAATATGCCCGACCACGCGCATAGAATTTGCGCGCAGCCGAGCGGTCAGGTTCGGCATATGACGGGACCGAATTTTCCGTCACAAATAGTGTAACTGATTGACTGGCCGGAGCCAAGGAATCTGTTTTATCCTGCTGTTATGCCGTCCAGTAATGCGGGAGTAGTCACCCGCCCCAGGTTTCCACCCCGATGGAGTGGCCAGCCTTCTCAGTTGTCACAAATAGTGTATCATGTTTGTGTAATGCTTGTCAAGCAAATAATCTTAAAATATTAGTCGTCACCAGCCCAATCCAATTCATAGAGTAAATTATTGAGCGTCACCAACGGGCACCAAACGGGGCGCTTTGTGCGGTCATGATTGTCTTTCCCTGCGACAATACAATAATCGTAATAAACAAACTCTAAATCGTTATTGTGGTCATGGCTTTCCACTTCACCAAACTTGCAATCCAAGCACTTTTCTGGCATCTCACCTTCAATTATCACTTTTATGACTTTGAACATTATTCCTCGCTTTCATCATCCTTTGTGTAGGCGTAACATACCAAATGCCAGCGATAGCCGCACGAGCATACAGTGCGCCACCAACCACTTTCGGCAATATCAATTTCTTCGTGGCATTTCGGACATCTAAATGTTATCATGTTACCTGCCTCATTATGATACGACATTTTCAAGTCACCTACTTCAATCATCGTATCCTTCCTTTCGGTACTACCATCCCCTGAACGTTCTATTCATATAGATTCTTTTCAGCCCTTTCGAACCCGCCTCAATGAACCAATCAATAAGTTGATTCGGATAATCGATCATTTCTTGTGTGTAGTGAACAGGAACGACAAGTTTTTCTTTTCTGAAGTCAGACTTGAGCGCAGGATATGACACTATGTGCCTCACCTCTACAGTCTTTGGCGGAAATAGTCGCTGGATAAATTTCGGCATTGCCAGCTTCAGCATATCACGCTTTGAAGCGGGCTTGATAATGATGATCTCTGACACATAAACGTTTGCATAAAATCGGACTTCGTTATATATGCCAGAAGTCACTTCCAAATCCATTGCATCGCCACCAAGTCTATCAGCCACCCGGATCCTAATCTTTTCGATTACGGAATTTTCTTCCATCACATCCTTCCTTTCGGTGATCTATATTTTATCAGCATTCGGCAGTGCGGGCAGGTGCTGACCGTGTTCCGGTGCAGCCACGCCGAACGCACCATCACGCCATCACGCTCTATCACTTCACGGATCCACGTGTCGCCGTTCACGTTTACAGCATCGCCAATCCGCTTGCCGCACGCCGGACAGTAAAACGCCTCAATAACTGGATAGCGCACGTCTATATCGGTGGATGTCATTGATCGCAGTCGTCGCCTATAAAACAGGATAAGACCAGGTACACACCCGCAGCCACAAACAGAATTGATGCAAATTGCCAGATTGTCATGTGCGCTTTAACCCTTCCGGGCGCTGGCTATGCGGACCAGCGCCCATTCGTGGAGGAGAAAACATTGCCTTCGATAAGGCCGTTGTCAAATATTGCTGCCAATACTGTTGCCCGTGTTGAAATGCCCATCAGCGCCGGGTTCACGTGATAGCGTTCCCAGTTTATCGTGTGCGTCAAAGTCCACCAGGCGGTCATGCTGCGCCTTGTCAGGCTGGCATGAAGAGCAGGGCGCACGGTAGGTGTACCAGCCGTCAAGGTCACGCGGTCATACCATTCGATATAGCCCTTGTCGTAGCAGTGTGGGCATTTATATTCGTGTGTTTCCATCGCTTATCCTTTCGCCTTGCCCTTCCCTTTGGGGTGCTGGCCCCACGCCAGCACCCCGTAGAAAGGAGAAGAGTTGCATCAAATGATGCCTAATGTTTGCCTCCAAACTGCAGCCGCCTCTCCGAGATCATCACGATTACGGTGATGTTTGTGCCATCTCTGACACAACCGAGTAGTTGGCGGGTTTCATAGAGCTTTTAGCGTTGCGCTTTCATAGTTGATGAGATTTAGATTTCAACTTTCAGCGCTCAGCTTTTCGGTTGCTCCGATTAATTCATCGGATAGAGGGTCAGGAAAACCTGACCATTAGCATCCGCAGGCTATCTATGTGTAACCATTTTCTCTGCACGCCGCCGAAGGCATATATTTAATTGTTAAAGTACTTCAATATACAAGGTCGCATTTTTCAGCGATAACTGACCATCAAGAACGCCGAGCGTGTTTTCAATGTCCTCAATGCTTTCAGCCAATTCTTTTTCATTGACGTTCACAATGTAATCAGGCGAAAAGCCAGCGTCTTTCTCGCTCACGTTCAAGCCTTGTCGCATCGCCTCTTGACGCATCTGCTGTAACTTGCTTGAAATGGTGTTGTAAAAGCGCCTCTGTTCATCGGCAATCTCTCGCCGCCAGGTCAGCCAGTCGGCAATCGTCTTTGTTTCTGATCCAATCGTGATGCTGTTATCCTGGTTGGACTTTTGAATGGCAGCACGAATCGCAATCAGGCGGTTCTGTAAGTCGCTAATGGCTTGCAATTCTCGTTTGATTAACTCTGCGCTGCCGCCGTCTTTTTCGTGCGGGTCACGCACAACGGACTGACGGTACAAATAAGCCATAATAAACTGCTGCTTTTTTCCAATCCGCTTTACAATGGTTGGTACTTCTGCTAATGCTTCCGTTACTGTAATTTTCATCTTCACACCTTTCGTCTAATAAAAGAATTTCTATAACAACGCCTGTTGTCCTGCTTCAAGCAGTGCCACGCTTGTCACGTTGGATAATTCACTTCGTGCGGTGCTGTCAATCACGTAAGCGCCGCCGTCATCCTTGACAGGGTTCAGCCAGTCCAGCGCCGCCTTCACCATCGCACCATCAATTTCCTTTGTGCTTTCAGCACCGAATAGCCAGAAGGACGCTTCGTGACGTTTGGCATCGTCCTGGTAGAATTCGTTCAGCAGCGAACCCAAGAAGTTGCGCTGCTTTTCGCTGGCTTCGTATGCACCAATCGCTTCCACCTTTTTTGCCAGTGCCGCCTTTAGTGTTTCGGCATCATAGGGACGGTTCTTGAAATCGAAGTGCTTCGCAGGTTCGGCTGGCGGTTCGGCTACCTGGTACAACGCTTCAGATGCCATCTCGCCTGCCGCCATTTCAATCACCACGCTTTGGACATCGATGTAACCATCTTCATCCGTGTCCATGCCCATCTCATCAGGCGTGTAAACTGGCGCACCGCCAAAAATACCAGGTGCAAAGCGGCGGCTACCTCGACTGATTGCCCGGGCAAATAACATGTCAGAAGTCCACTTCTTCCAGTTATCTTTTCCTGTTAATCCTGCGTTCTGCGCTTCCTGGATGGTGAAGCCTGCCTCGCCGACTAACTTTCCATCCTCATACCATGTCAGGATGCAAGCCCTGTCATCAGCCTGCTTGATGCGATAATCGTAGCGTGGATCGTTCTTCACCAACGTTGCAATCACGTTAGCGCCAAGCACGGGCTTTCCGTTGATGATGTGAATGCCGGCCATCGAAGCGAAGGCTGGAATTCCAACCTCCTTGCCAGCCATAACTTTCACGATTGCTTGCGCTTCTGATTTTACATCTTGAAAATACCCTGACTTGTAAAGCGCCAGCGCCACTCGCTCTAATTCGTCAAAATCCTTGTAAATCGCTATTTCGTTCCTCATCACTTATCCTCGCTTTCCAGCAAAAAACTCGCCACATGGCTACCCTGTGCAAACTCAAGGATAGCCTCACGAGCCCTAATGTAATCGGCGTCATCACACTCTAAAGCACAGAAGTGAGCGGCTATCTGCTGTGCTATACGCCTGTCAACGATGACACCTTTACTTCCACACCACAATGGTAGACAGCTGAAATCGAGGTCAGCATTGCGCAGGTCAGCATTGCGCAGGTCAGCATTGCGCAGGTCAGCATTGCGCAGGTCAGCATTGCGCAGGTCAGCATTGCGCAGGTCAGCA